ATCCACTCTGTATGTTCACCACCACCAAATAGCCCAAACAGGTATGATGGCTCTTTGATTACTTGCTCTATGTAGATCGGCACATCAAAGACTGCGTAACCCAACATCGAGAGGCTGATAGCGAACATTAGAAACCATAATAGTAATCGTCTGCTTGCGTTAGAGGCAGGAGTATCGTACTTTCTCGCACTATCAAATGATTGATTCTGTGCCGCTAGAGCCTTTATCATTAGCTCTTGTCTCTGCTTGTTATCTTCTGCTTTTAATGCTGTGAGCTTTGCGATAAACCCTAAAGCTATGGGCAGGATATGAGAGAGTAGAGTTATCATTTAGCTTTCATCAGTTGATTTACGAACTCTTTATCAACTTTATTATTGTAGAGTTCTCCAATTATTTTATTACTTCTATCAAGCTCTCGCTTCCATTCCTCTTTACTAACGAGTTCTTTTTCCATCTGATCCATTCTGTTGCGTGATCTTCTAACCAGAAGATATTGTTTTCATAACCGAGACTCTCTAGCACCTGCTCAAAATTAACCTCGTCCTCGTATTCAAGATTAAAGGCTGTGAGTTGTTCCTGTTTATTGTTGCGCCAAGTTGCTTCGTCTGGATGTGTCACTCCGTAAAAGTCTGCCTCATCTTTATTCCCATAAGCCTGAATTAAGATACTGTTATTTAATACGATGTCCGCACCGTAACTCTCATCAACAACAAAATCATCTTCATTAATGTTGAAGAGAAGGTCGCAGAAAAGGAGATCTTGGCGTGGTGTGTTATATATATTCAGAACAATATCTGTTATTTTATAAGTCGTGTGTTCCATAACGCTACTCCAGTCGATCAGTCGATCATAATTATAATATCTTGAACTTCTGTTTTAGTAAGTTCATCTGTTTCAAAGAACCAATCTCTTAAAGAGAAGTAGTAACCGTCTAATTTTTTTGCGAACTCAATGTTGTTTCCTTCATGTGCATAGTGCCAGCTTGCATGGTTGAAAGTTATAAGGTTGAGTGCGGTAGAGGCTGCAAGAGGGGATGTTGTAAGGTCTGTATCATTGCTTTCGATAACGACCCTGATATCATCTGTCTGTCCTATCTCGATTAAGGGTGCTTTGTCACCTTTCAGGTCAGTGATATGGTAGAACTCCCAATATCCACCGCTATAATCTTTCCAATAAAGATCTGCTGCTCTGAATATTGCTTCCTCCATTGGGGGTGTGTGCTGTATAGTAAAGTAATCGGGTAGGAACTGCATACGATCCTCTTCTTTTACAAATGTTTTCGTTACGGTGTTAGTGTTAGTGTTAGTGTCGTTCATTTTAATATTCCTTTAGTTGGTGTGAAAAGTTTTGGCTTTTAGTTTGCTTACAGGTGTCAAGTCAAGATCGTCAAGATAGTATTGTAACACCTCCCAATTAACGCCTACATTAGCGTCAAAGTTTTTCTTTACTGACCAGAGTACGCTTTTAGCATCATCCTCTGTAATAGGGTAGTCTGGGTCTGTAGCTAACCCATACACATCTTCAACGCTCCACACTGATACGATTGTTGTGCCATCAGCTACTGCCTTGTCGTGTCTGGCAAGGCTGGTTGTGTTAAGGGTATTTACATATAGTTCTAAAGCTGTATCTGTATCAGCCCCATGTATATTAAATGTGCTATAGGATATAGTTTCATCCTCATTACCTCTTACAATAACTATCTCTCTCTCTTGATCCTCGATCTTCTGAAGCTCCGTTATTAGTTCTTTAATTTTCATTTCATTTCTCCTGTAATTGTATCGGTGATGATGCGGTCAACTTCAACCCAGTCATGAGTCATTAGTTCTTCTTCAGCGTTAGCCCATTCGTTATCAGTTACCTCTCTGCCAACCCAGCGTTTTACTGTATCTCTCTCCCACCACATAACAATAATTTCCTCATCTTGGTTGAGATACTTCATTGCTTTGATTAAGTTTTTAACTTTCATCTTACTTCTCCATAAAAAAACCACTCGGAATTGAGTGGTTTGTGTTGATTAAAGATAACAAGTCGATCAATCGAATTGCTTGATTGCGTTAGTGATATAGTCCATCGCTTCTGATTCTGATGTGATGGATTCAAACCCATCCAAGACGGTTGAGCTAGATGCTTGTATAACGCTAGGTGTAATACTGAGTGGTGTGCCAAGCCCATCATTTACCTTCCATGCCTCTAAGAACTTCGCTTCAAATATAAATGTTCTGAAGAACGCAGGTTGGACTAGCGTTATAGCTAAACTATTAAGGTTTACAGGTGTCCCGAAAGATTTAACGGGGAATGATAGTACATGACGATCCTTTTTTCTATTAAAGACTTTAGCACTATGCGTAAAGCCTGTGATTTCTACAGAGTGTCCAGCCTCTTCAAGTCGAGAGGCTAATGCTAGTGCGGCAACTCCTCTCCATTTGTATTCGGAGGAAGGTATTATCACTGATGCGGTGAGATTAACAAGTAAGCTAACCTGTCGAGGTGCATTCTTACTAGCTCTCTCTGTTTTTTCCCAAGCACCACCCAGATTTCCGTTGTATACAGCATGGATATCAAGGAAGTCGCCTTGATCTCTGCGTACTTTCCGTCTACGAGCAGACTTTAAGGTTGGCATCTTGATCTTCTTTGCTAGTCGATTGACTAACTTGACCCCATCAGGGTAGCCGTCATTCATTACTTGATGGATCTCCTCTACTGTACTGAAGCCGAACCAGTCGACCAGATCTGTGTTGTTGGAATATGCTGGATCTGTGAAGTCAGAGGAGGTTGACGAGTTCTTTTTAGCAGATGCTGCCGACCTCCTGAATTTTTTCACACTCTCTACACTAGAGTGTTTGTCGTGTATTATTCCGTGTCGTCTTATTATAGGCATAGTTTTCTCCTGTTATGCTGTGAGAGCGATCTCATCTTCGCTCCATGATTTAAAGTATGTGTCCTTGATTTCGGACATACCCCACCCAGATAGTAATAGCTTGGTGTACGCTATCATTTTACGAGTAGAGAATACTCTCCGTATCTCATGTCGATCAATCGACTTGCGAATTGAACAACCCCACTCGAAGATCTCCTTTTCTGCGATCTTCTCCTCGAATGATTCATCGTAGTCTATGTCAACTACTTCAAATCTGTCGAGTGTTGAGGCATCAAGGCGTTCCCTTGCAGTGTACATTGGATCTGCACCTTGTCCAAAGGTATTGGCGCAACCGATCATGATAAAGTCTGGATGTTTCTTTACATAAGGGTTCTCGTATCGCTGAGGGATAAAGAATCCCCCATTAGCGAGTGCTTGGTTAAGGAATACGAAAGTATTTGCATCCCCTGCATCCATTTCATCAACGAGGAATACTCCTCCCTCTTCGTACATCTTGACGAATTGTGAGGGTACATAGGTGAACTTGCCTCCCTCTTCGATAGGAATTAACCAGCCTGCTAGTTGGGATTCACTCATCCCTGCCGTTACTGAGATAGAGGCAAATGGTCTGTCTAACGCTCTGGCAATCTGCTCTGCCATATGGGTTTTGCCTGTACCAGCGGCTCCCACTAACATAGGATAGAGTCCTTGTTGGGTTAGTTGTAACACTTTTTCAAACCGTTGATGAAGATGCTCATCACCTAGATCAACATCCTCTTTAGTGGGTACGCTGATGATGTGGTTTACAGGTTTGATTGACTCAAGTTTTAAGTCGATCAATCGACCTATCTCTTCCTCGTTTACTGAGTCAGGGATTAGTTCCTTGAGTGCTATCATTAGGTGGTTTACTTTTTCGGGTTCAGGTTCAGGTTCAGGCTTATCTGGTGGTAGTATATCCAGACTCTTTGCTATGGCTATTAATACTTTGTGGCTGAACTTTTCAACTAACTCATGATCACTCTCAGTGACTTCGTATAGAGGGTGAGACTTCCATCCTTCATTCTCTCTGATTAGCTGACTAAATCCAATACTTGTGTCGTTATCTGGTTTCATCTTTTTTCTCCGTTAAGGGGTTATAAATCTTAGTAGGGTAACAGCGCACACCGCACTACTAAACACTAGCAGTACAGTATCTATAATAAAAGACCTTACACGCCTACTGCGTGCCTCACTCTTCATCATGTTCTTTTTAAGTGGTACAGCATTAATCATTCTTGACCTCCAGTCGATCAATCGAGTTGTTAAAGGGGTTATTTACATAAACAAATTTTCTTCGGGATAAACCAATGGACATAACACTACCTATACTAAACAGACAACAACAATCATTCGTAGACTACTATGTAGGCGGTATGAATAAACTAGAAGCCTGTCAATCAGCAGGGTATAAAGCATGTAAGAGCTATGCTTACCAACTTATGGAGAAACCTGAAATAAATCAAGCTATTAGCGTTGGTCGTCTGGGGGATAGGAAGATTAATCCAATGGTTCACTATACTCCTGAATTGATTATGCAAGGTATATACAAGGAAACCTCGAATGATAATGCCAATACAAGACTCAAAGCATGGGAATTGTTGGCTAAAATCAAGGGGTTATTCATTGAACAGAAAACTGAAACAAATCAGGTTACCTTTAGTTTGAATATGGACAATCCCAAGTCGATTGGATCGACTACAGAGATATCCCATAGTGAAACTAATATTATTGATGGTGACACCGTTTAATCGCTTGACTCAATAAAAGTCACAAAAAGAGTTAAACTGTTGATGTATATACACTTTCACCTGTTATGAAACCATGCTAGTCATAATCCTCATAAATAAAACTTATGGCTAAATTACCTAACAGGTATAGAAGTGCTAGAATATACGGGGTTATAAGAACACCCTCATAAATAAAACTTATGAGGATTAATAAAACTTATGAGGTTTATGCAGCCTTTAGATCAGGTTGTTGCATTTCCATTAATGCGAATGCAACCGCATCATCTAGCAAACCCTGCAATCTCTCTTTATCACTACCGTCCAATATCTTCAGCAGTTCATTTGCTTTATCGTACCACTTGGCTGCAGCAGGTGTTTTGGTTGCTGCTCTGAACTCACTCCATTTATTATAGTCGCATGGATCAAGCTCCATCTTTACAGCTTTACGAATTGCAGCTGTGTAGGTCTGTACTGTTTTAGGAGCAGGAATATAATTGCTCCTGTCGATTACTCCTTTCATGTTCCAGCAGTTGGCGATATATGCGCCTTGCACTACACCCATTAATTCATCCTTTTTAATATCTTCACTCTTGACGCTTTCCTGCAGTGCTTGCAGTATCTCATTCGCCACACCGTTTCTTATTGAAGAGGCGGAACTAACTGCCTCTTGTTTTTCATCTAGTGTTCTAAATAGTTGTGATAAATTCATAATATATCCTCTTGTTAATTAGTGCGGAATGCACTGATATGAAGTCGATCAATCGACCAGCCTCATATCGCTACATTCATAGCGAGGTGCTTATTTCAACTCGGCAACGCTAACACCTAGCGAGAACTCCGTAACATTTGATGATAGCTCGTGCCTGCCTCGTGATGAGGTGGGTGACAACCAGTGTAGCTGGTATGCCTAACAAGGTTGTTATGCTTGCCGTCTGCTCTTTGGTGCTGATTCTGGATTAGAGGATTTTTCAAGGCAAGTAATGAGTGGGTGAAAAGAAAAAAGGAGCAGGTGGAGCGTATGTATAATGCGAGGAGGGGGGGTAGAAGCGTACCCGCGAGCGTGCGTGCGTGTAATATATATATACAACCCCTGAGACAATTCCCATAATTTTTTTCCCAAAAAACCCCCAGAACCAGTTTTCAATTATTAAGGAGAGTTAATGGCTCAAGCAATAGAGTATTCAGCGTCACCGACAGGTGCTGCATTTCACAAGAGTAACAAGTTCATCAGGTGCATGTTGGGACCTGTAGGGAGCGGTAAGAGTGTCACTTGTATAATGGAGATGTTACAGAGGGCTATTCAGCAGGCTCCTTATAACGGCATTAGGAAGAGTCGTCATGCAATTATAAGAAACAGTTATCCCGAATTAAAGACTACGACACTTGCGACATTCAGTGATTGGATACCATTTGCCAAGATCAATTGGCAGCCACCTATTAAGGCATCTATATTTATAAAGGACATAGGTGACGGAACATCATTGGATGCTGAATTTTTATTTTTAGCGTTAGATCGTCCACAAGATTCAAAGAAGTTATTATCTTTAGAGTTGACGACTGCATTTATTAATGAGTGTCGTGAGATACCTAAAGATATATTGGATGTATTAACGGGTCGTGTTGGTCGTTTTCCGTCTGTTAGGGAGGGAGGTGCTACGTGGAGTGGGATTATTATGGATTCCAATCCACCCTCAACGGATTCTTGGATATACAGGATATTTGAGGAGGAGAAGCCTGATGATTGGGTTTTATTTAAGCAGCCCGCAGGTTTATTATTAAAGGGTGTGGATTATGTTCCGAACCCCGATGCTGAGAATATTCAGTACCTTCCTAACGGTCATGAGTATTATATGAGGCAGTTAAGTGGTAAGAGTGCTAATTGGATTAAGAGTTATATCTTGGGGCAATACGCGGACAATATGGATGGTAAGCCTATTTACGCAGAGTGGAATGATGATCTTCATATATCGGAGTCAGAGATTAATCCGATAAGGGGTTTGCCTGTTTATGTGGGGCTAGATTTTGGATTAACTCCTGCTGCTGCGTTTGCTCAGATAACATCAAGAGGTCAGTTAATTGTATTGGATGAGTTAGTTTCTGAGGATATGGGTATTAGATCATTCACAGAGTCATTGATGCAGCCGTTATTAAATACAAAGTATAAGGACTGTCCGTTGGAGGTGTTTGGAGATCCTGCAGGTGTAAAGAGATCTGACACTGATGAGAGAACGGTATTTCAAGAGTTGTTGTCTATGGGGATTTACGCACAACCGACAGAGACTAACTCACCATTAGCGAGATGGGAGGCTGTAAAGTTCTGGTTAAATAAAATGGTAGATGGTAAGCCTGCGATACAGGTAGATGCTAGATGCCACAACTTGCGTAAGGGGTTTAACGGTGGGTATAGGTTTAAAAGGTTGCAGACTTCTGGGGAGAGATACGCAGATAAAGCGGACAAAAACGAATACTCGCATCTTGCAGATGCTTTTCAGTATTTGTGCCAGGGCATTAAGTCAGACAAGCCTAAAAAGCAGATACCAATAGTATCCACTATGATTATTGACTCATCGGTAGGGTATTGATTAATACTTAATAAGTAACATTAACATATGTAATAAACTTCTTGACTTGTATGGTTAAGTTGGTATACTTAATATCTACTATTAGGAAAACAACACAAAAAACAAAGCCTCGCATTAGCGGGGTTTTTTTATGAGCGAGAACTATGGATTATCAAGAAACTGATTTTGAGATGGATGAAGAGGAGGTAGCACTTCAAGAGCGAGTAAGAATGACTGAGTTGTTAGACTTACTTGGATCTCGTCTTCAGTCTAAGGTTGATGAGCAGGTTCGTTTGCGCTCTCAGATTGAGCAGCGTTGGATAGAGGATTTGCGTCAGTATCAAGGCAAGTACAGTCCTGATAAAGAGGAGAATTTAAAGAAGGCGGGATCATCTAAAGTTTTTGCTAATATCACAAGATCTAAAACGAACGCAGCAGAAGCTCGTTTATCTGATATGTTATTTCCGACAGATGATAGGAATTGGGAGATTAGCCCAACCCCTATACCAGAGATGGCAATGGATCTAATGGATGAGACTCCTGTTACTAATGAGATGGGTGAGCAGGTTATGACACCAGAAGGTGCGCCTGTAGAGAAGAGAGATATGGCAGCAGGGATGATTTCGGCAGCCAAAGAGGCATCCGCTGCAATGCAGACAGAGATGGATGACCAGTTAAACGAGGCGCATTTTAATACAACATGCCGCGAGGTTATTCGTGATGCAGTGCGTTTAGGTGTTGGAATCTTAAAGGGACCTGTT